AACCCGATCATGGTAATCATTAGATCTCTTGGCTGAGTGTTCTGAATGATGTTGTGTACTGGTATTGCTAGGCCGTTTGTTGCTGGCTCGCTTGGCAACAGATTTAGCGGCTTCACGCTTTTCACTGTAGGCAATGGCCAAACTCTGTTTAAGAGGCTTACCTGCTGCCAATTCAGCTTTTACATTATGTCCAAAAGCTTCTTTACTTTTGCTCTTCATCAACGGCATTCTGCGGACCTCTTTCTAAATAATCATCTATAACTTCTTTGTAACGCTCTACCCATCCCAAACGAGTATTACATTGGTGGCAAAGTATTCCTCTATAAGTTCCTGGTATCTTATGATCGATTACCATCTTCTTTGCCTTGGTTCCACATATCTCACACAAGTATGTTGAACGCATATAATCTGCTTCGGCTATTGTTAAACCATAAAATCTTTTTAAATCTGACTTCTTTTGGTTTAAACGCCTTTGTGGACTCAGTGTTCCATTATTCCTTGCCATATAATCCTATTCAATGTTGTTACTTTATTTAGCTTTCGTAAATCCTAGTTGGCAAGTCCAGGGAAGCGTCTACCCTTTGTTCTAGCGTCTAAACTAACACTTGAGTCCGGATTCAATTGATCAGTGATACGGGCTGAGCTTTGGCGGCCGCCTGTATGTGTTGCTTTTGGTGGTTTAGGTTTTTCTCCCGGAGTCAAACCCATAGTTGCGGCAATGTTCTTATGATATTCGTCTGATCGTTTTTGAGCATGGCTCGAATGTGGTACTATGCTACCCAACTGTGATACGGGTTCTCGAGGTGTCCGGGTCGCCGTAACCTTTCGACCCTTAGGCTGTTTATTCAATACCGCTTCTGGCATTGTGTTTAATCCTCGGATGCGACCTATGGGTTTAATTGGCATATATGTTAGTAAGTGCTTACTTACTTCCTTGTTTAGATATGGCGGCCAAGGCCTGCAACGCTTCTGAAAAGGCTGTTTGTTTAGCCTCAACAGCGTCGGGACCTTCCGTGACTTCAATGTGTTGACGATCGCTAACAATCTTATTAAGGAATGCACGATCATAGTTTTCTACTCTAGCCCAGTCTGATCTATTGATAGCACTTGAGTAGTTGATGGCCAATCGGCGTGTGAAAGGCATGTGTGTCTCTAATTCAATGTCGTCAAGGAGGTCTTCAAGATTGATCTTGTTACCTGAACCCTTTGGTCGACCCGCACCTGGGCGTGCTCCACCATGGCCATTTGAGTTAGAAGTTTTCTTTTGTGTTGGCATAACTTTATTTATGGTTTGAAAAGTTGATAGATTTTCAAGTTCTCGCCCATTTTTATGCTTAACACAGAAAAATGCCCAGATTGTCTGTCTAAGGAACCAACCTGGGCCAAAACTTAAATACCTTAGGAGAATTTGGGTTTTAAAGAAATTTTTCTGCTACACGCCAACCAATTTTAAAGGCTACTACAATGGCTGTGGCTATGACCGCGCAATACGCAACAAAACCCACAATACTCACTGTGGCTGCCGCAAGCATATAAAATAACAATTCCGATCCTGACATTTTGTTCTTCCTGTTGTGTAGTGTATATATGTATTATACACATAGGGCCATTGTTGGTCTGTCGTTTTTTAACAACATTTAGTTAAAAGCACAATTTAACCATTTTGTTTTAGTATGCGCCAAATTAATTCTGATCCAAATTCTGGATTGACTCTACTGTATTCTAATTCAAAGGCTGCCAATATAGCTGCACGATCTTGATCTACTGCTTGTACAGCTTCAATGGCTGGTTCATTATAATTATGTGATCCAAAGTAGTATAGGTCTGCGGCTATTTCTGCTTGTAGTTGGCCGATGGTTTGATAGTCTACAGGAGTTAGTTGTACAATAGGTAATCTATTAAGTGCAAGATCTGCTAGTTTTACCGCTAGTCTTTGACGATCTTCTGTGGGACGAGTCATTAGATACATGGCTAATCTTCCAGCTGCGGCTGCAGGGTATTCTATTTCTACTTTATTCATCGCTAGTGGTTATTTGTCCGGCCCGAGAATTAGCAATATATTCTCTTATGCGCTCTTCGGCTTGGTAAGGATTATACTTTTGTGCTCGGCGTGGTTCTATAGGTCTATCAGTTAGACTACCTGTGCATTGATGGCTATATCTAATAGTTTGTCTTGATAGTTGGCGACCACAACCTGGGCAGGGCATAACTCCTACTCGGACTAGGTGTTCACCACGGCGTTCAGCGGCTTCGCGTAGTTCTGTTACTTGTTCTACACGCCACCAGTAGTATTCATTTACTACTCTAAGCCCGGGAAATGTTCGTTGATAGATAGTAATTAACATCCTGTATTTAATGGTGATTATTTTTGACACAACTGATTTTTTCTGTTATAAATATACATGTAGCCACTTTCTTTAGTTGATTGCCATTAACTTCCTGTTATCGGCTACACTACACCCCAGGTTCGGTCATGATTCCTGGGGTGTTTTCTATCGGTAAAACAGTTGATTAAATACAGGGTTTGGTGGACTATCTTCTACCAAATCTATTTGAAAAGCTGGGTTTGCTTCAAATAGTCTATTCCAGCGTCCCAACATGCCACTAGGCAAATCTCGTTCATGATCAAATTGATCCAACATGTCTGTCATAATGTCTAGTGCTGAGTAATTAGGCTGCCGATTAGTTCTTGGAAATCCTGGCAGGGGCAATTCTAAATCTACTATGAGGCCTTGGTCGCGGGCGGCTGTGATAACCTGTTCCATGACTGATCTTATGTGCTCATCTAGGCGTGTGTATTCTGTACGGCTTTGTTTGTAGTAGTCCGTGGCATACTTAACGCCTGGCCTAGGCTGCATGTGTTTTACTGTTTTATATTTAAATTCAGCCATTTTGTATCTCCTGTTGTACTCGTTGACGATTTCGTTGTTGTTGTGCGATCGCTTGCTGTTGTTGCTTGAGATTCATCTCTTGAAACTTGCGCTGTTCTTGTGCGTGAATTCGTTCTAGTGTTGCTAATACGGGTTCTTTTGGCATTGGTATTCCTTTCCATGTTTTGCTAGTATATTTATTTATCATTATAATGTCAACTTGCGAAATTACCATTCAGAGTTATTGGCTAGTTGAGATATCTCTACGAGATATGTCCATTCAATAAATCCTATTTCGCTTGCGCTCATGGATTTCTTTCTGGACTTGCCTTTAAAAATTAATTGTTCTGGACCAATAACACAGATGCCAAGAGATGCGACGCCAGTCGCATTTGGCACTGGGTTGGGTCAACTGCGTTAGCGGTTTGACCCTTTCATTACATAACAAATTGAGATCATCATTTAGCAACACGCAAAACGGATTTGCGGTTGCCAGCAAGCGATGGTTTATCATGTTTATGTCCTTGGCTGCTTGTGCCTCGTTATTTGATAATTTGATACCTTGCGTCGTTGTATTAAATGTTTCCATCCCTGCCTTTGGGCGCCACCGCATTAAACCTTAGGCTTTCCAGCCATAGTAAAAGTATTATCAAATAATCGTAATATTATCTATTACGGACGGGTCGTGTTTTAACCCCCTTAAATGAGCCATAATCTTCGGGAGCCATAATGAATTTTAATTTTGTGAGTTCGTCTCTGCTGAGCCATTTGATGTGTTTGTTACATTTTTTACAACGCAGGCTAGCAATGTTATGCGCCACAGGTGTGGTGTCTACAATCATTTCATGATTGCTGTGTTTTCTAAGACTGCGTTGATCTAATTTCATTTAATGCTTTCTAGTTAGTTTTTAGAAGTGTTCCGTTGTCGCCCAATACGGAACAAGATTGGTCTAGGGCACTAACTAGATCTACATTGCATAGAAAAGAATAAGCCCTGCGTATAATATTTAGTATACTACAAAAATAAGCCTAGGAAAAGGTGTTCTTTTGATCAATTTTACCAAAACGATCTAGATACTCTTGTTCTCTTGGACTAATGCATTTATACCGCTCTAGTTTGTCTTTTATTTTAGCTAGTGTGGTCGCAGTATCAGCCCGATCATTCAGGGGCCAAACCGTGGTGATTTGTGGTAGTTTGAGAGCCTTAAACATACATTTATTTACTGTTTTCATGCCAAAAGGAACCGGTTAAATACTAAGGTTGATCGTTAATGCACCAGCCAAGGATGCCGTGGACGCAATTTTGTGCATTTCTACCACAAGGCCAAATTGGGATCAACCAATTAATGGACGACCACTAGCATCAGTTAAGACTGTGCGTGTCATTGGCTGTTGTCTTTCCTGTAATGCTTGTGCCGCATATTCTAAGTATTCTGGTGTCCAAGTGCCATTGGTAATAAAACCTTTTAGGATCATATTGACAAAGGCAAATATGGCTTGATCATCAAAGCCAGCACCTTCAATAGCCAGCACAGCATTTTCTAAATCTAATAATAAACTCTTGTTTGGGATATCGCTCATTGTTATTCCTTATCTATCCATCGAAAAATACTTTTTACATACCAACGCTGTCTTGCAACTTGTGTTCTAGTCCAGTTATACTTTTTTTGAATTTCTTCAGTGGGTGCAGAACGGATAAAACGAATTTCATCTTCAGTGTATTTGTATTTGCGATTTTGTTTGTAAAATACACCAGCTCGTTTTTCGCTGCCATTGTTTAACATGCGACCATTGGCTATAGCTGTTTGATTGCGTAGACGCAAATCGCCAATTTCAATGTGATCTGGATTTTGACATTTTGGATTGCTACACTTGTGTACGACAGCTTCTGAACTAGCTAGTCCGCGACCTGCTTTAATGCGGCCTAACACACGATGTGCTACAACCATAATGCGTTTGTCATCGGCTTTGCGAACAGCGCCAATCATACCATATCCTTGACGGTGCCAAGGACCTAGCCAATTTAAACAACCATTGGCATCGGGGCTATCAGTTATTTTTTTATAATACCCATCTAGATTTACCAGTATGTCACCCAAATCTGTGTAAAGGTGGTATCGTCTTGTTTGTGTCATTTCAGTTCCTTATTATGAATCTAAATATATTTATTGTAGTTTAATAGTATAAATAAAATAAAGCAAGGAATTGAAATGTCAAAATATACCTATACTGAATCTGATCCATGGATTTGGACTCAGCCCGAACATCGTGATGTGCCCGAAATCGTTGAACTTAGCGATAGAGTAGATGTCATAGACATTGCGGGCATCTTTACCAAAAATCCCACACGCTTACATTATTATCTACATAAGAATATCATTGATAGAACTTATGGAGTAGAACAAGTACAATTAACAATGGCAAGGCATCGCGAGACCAATCAAGTTGTTGCTTGGAGTTATTTAGAGCGTGGCAAGTTTATGACCTATGCTGAAGAAGAAATGGCCTTTGCTGAAAATTGCACAGTGGATACAGACTTACCAGCAAGAGATCGTGTAAAATTAACAGCACAAATAATAGAAATTTGGATAGCATGGTGCCATCTAAAAGGTGTGCCTGTATTGGTCAGCAATACATTTAGGCACAAGCAATCAGGTTTTATGCGCTTGCATGAGCAAGCAGGATTTGAAGTAAGAGGAAGTGTTGCATACAAAAGAATAGGAGATTAATATGCGAGCAATTGGAAAGAATATTATAGTTAGTCGGCAGGAACCAGAAACAACTACATCTGGTGGAATCATTTATACAGATAACAGTCGAGCTACACAAGCTACTGTTGTTGCTGTTGGTGATGAAGTCGCTAGTGTTATAGTTGGTGAACAGCTAATCATTAACTGGTCAGCGGCCAATCCAGTTAAATTGGATTCAGATACAGTTTATATTGTCAACATTGATCAAGTATTTGCGGTGGTATAATATGAGCAAATATCGTATAACTTATCCCGAACGCGGTGCCGATATTCAATTGCCAGGAATGGAAATTGTCACTGATGATAGACTAGACAACCGTATTGAAATTTATATTTTAAGTGCTGAAGGCGAACGCATTGAAGGCGGCACCTTTAATTTAGATCATTTTATGTCAGTAGTTAGAAAGTTTTACGACGATAATTATTGATTACTTTAAAATGAAGTGGGTGATTATACCTAGAAGTGTTAAAATAATAACACCGGCCCACTTCAAATATGTATCACTTGTTTTACTACCTAAACTAACAATGCTGTCTTTAATATCAACAATGTGATTTTCTAATCGATCAAGTCTATGATCAACAAAGTCTAATTTGTTAATTAGTTGTTGGTAGCGTTGAGCACACAATTTAGTATGCAATTCTAAATTAGTTGCTTCTTCTTCTAAAGGAAGAATAATCTGATTATCAGTCACGGCGTGGATGTCTTCCAGGAATATCTAAGGTAGCTTCTAACTTCCAACAAAATGCAGCAATTTTTTGAATATGATCGGCAGCCATATTTGAAACATCAGGGTAACGCATATCTTGTCCTGCATCATCCATTTCGTGATACACTTCAATTAGTTCATACAAATCATCTAAAACATCTTGTAATAGTGTATCGGCATCAGGCATAGGCATATTGTCTTGTACCTTACTTGTAGCCAAAACCATGTTTAAAGTTTCTGGAATATGTCCTACACCACAGGCTTGTATTTCTTCACCTAACACATCAATATTATCTTGCAAATATTTGTAGATATGTTTTAACAATTTGTGATCTTGATAAAAATTACGACCACGAATATTCATATGTGCTGCATGTGCTTTGTAATAAGCCACAAAGTTAGTGGCAAATACTCGTTCTAATACTGTGTATAATTCATCTAATGTCATTTCTATTCCTTATTGTTGTGGTCTATCGTAATAGCTAGTCCAGTGACCTTGCAAAGGATTAGCAGGATGCCAACCTTGTGCTCGTTTTTCTGCTTCAGCTCGTTGTAGTATAGCACGCTCAGCATCTGTTGTATAGAACAAATCTTTGGCCATCATTGCTGGTAAGAATGCTTTGCTAATACCTTGTGCCATAGGAGCAGCCTTTTGTAATACTGGAGCAACCTTTTGTGCAACTGAACCATATTTTTGTGCAATATTTTCTAAGAAAGTACCGGCTTGTTGCTGTGCTTGTGGTACACTAGTTGCTGGCACAGTTGGAGCTGGTGTTGGAGGTGCCATAGATGGACTATAAGGAGCTCTTAATGCTTCCATTGTTTGTCCAGGAGTGCCCGGAGTTACTGTAGGAACACCAGTGCCAGGTCTTGGACCGGCACCAACATTTTGTGGTACAACAATACCGCTAGGAGGTGCGCTAGGAGGAACATTAGGAACTCCGCGATAAGATTCGCCTAGCTTTCTAAATATCTCAGGACCATATTTTTTTGCCGCCAAACCACCAGCACCAAGTTCTAATCCAAGTTCTAATGTTGGTTTAACAATATCCCATGCTTCATGTCCAACAGCACCAGCCGCAGGAATCATTGGTGTTAACCAATCGGTAGCATGTTCTTCATGATATGTAGGCATGTTTTGTGTAACAGCTGGAATTTCTTCGCTGGCCACAGGAGCACCTGTTGTACCAGTACTAGTAGGAGTTCCACCTTCGTGTGCACCAAAAGCAGCAATATCTTCATCACTATAACCTTTTGATTTTAGAAGCTGTTGTTCTTGTTCGTTCATCTTATCTTCCTAAATCTATTTTCATTTTAGCAATCTTAGCGGCTTGTTTAGCTTGATCTGTTCCAAAATTCCATGTATGATTTTGTGGATTGTATTCTGGAGTTGGATATACTTTATAGGAATGCATTACTGTATCAACATATTTGCGATAAGCAATATCATTACTACTGGTAGGAACTTTGTCAATACCTTGATCTTTTAATTTGCTATTGATCCATTTTAATCTAGCTTCTAACACAGTATCGTATTGCTTCTTGCGTACATCTTGTTCTTGATTCCAAGATTGTAAACCTGTAGCTGTTGTAATACCATTGCGTGTTACATAATCACCTTTGGCACGAGCTAGGTCACCAATAAACTGTTCACGACTGTTGTTGTCAAACACAGCCGCTGGAGTGCTCTTAGCGATATCAGCTAACAAACCACTCTTGGCAAATGAGAATTCGCCTTGTGTAATACGCTGAATACCTGGCAAGTTTTGTTTAATCAATGGACCATTAACACGAGCTTGTTCGGCATCATATTGATTTAAGGCATCCAATGTTCTTGGATCACTAATACCAATTTTCTTAAGTGCTACGCCCAATGCTTGACGACTATTTTCTGTGCCATGTTCACCAGTGCCGCCGGCACCATACATGACTAAGTTTCTTAATTCATCGTAACCAACACCAGTACCAGTCATTAAACCAATAATTTCTGGATTAGTTTCTAATATGCGTTGTTGATGTTTCTTAGTGTCAACAATGGTTGCACCTTGTATAGCACCATTACGAATTTCTGGAGCTTCTTTTGTAGAGAATTCTTTAACATTGGCCACACGAGATTCTGGTGTTTCAGCAACTCGAACAGCTGGTGCAATATAACCTGGATCTTGCGCTTGTGCAGCGGTCGGTGCTGGTTGTGCTTGTGGTGC